GACACTTATTCAAAACGAATAACTTTATTTACACGGAAGACACCACCAACAGTTACCATGACGTCGCTCCCTTCAGTCGCTCCTCCTCCCACCTCCACTACCATCAACGAATGGGATGCAGTGCGCGCCTTCTTTAGCAACGGTGTTCGGAGGATGGTGGACCACCAGGTTGATTCGTATGAGGACTTCATTCGCCACAAGATTCCCCTGATTATTCAGTCGACTCCTCCCATCACGGTCTGGCACGAGCAGGATGAGATGATCAAGAAGTACAAGTATGAGTTCAAGCTGTATTTTGAGAATATTAGCTATATCAAGCCCCGTATCCAGGAGGCGACGGGTCGTGTGAAGCCGATGCTTCCGATGGAGGCGCGTATCCGTAACTTCACCTACGCCGCACAAATGTATGTGGACATTCGATTTGTTGCCCGCACGTACAAGGGTCCGATGCTAGACACCTACGACGAGGAGTCGCATGTGTTTGAGGGAATCAGCCTGGGCAAGCTACCCGTGATGCTTGGATCTTCGCTCTGTCTGTTGAAGGACTACCCGATGAGCCTGGCAGAGTATGGTGAGTGTGCCCACGATCCCCTGGGGTACTTCATCATCCACGGGTCGGAGCGCACGATCCTGTGTCAGGAGAAGGTTGCCGACAATCGCATCATGATCTTCCAGAACAAGAAGTCAGCGTCCAAGCACACCCACTCGGTGGAGATCAAGTCTTTGCACGAGTCGTTTACGATGCCCCCTAAGAAGCTGGAGATCCGTATTAGCTCCAAGTTCAATGGCTACGGCAACCCGCTGACAGCCTGTGTGCCCCGCTTCCGCGAGGATGTGCCGGTTGTTGTGTACTTCCGTGCTCTGGGAGTCTTGACTGATCGTGAGATTACCAAGATTGTGTGGGGGTCGGAGGATGACCTTCATGCAGAGATGTTGGCGGCTTCCTTCCGTGATGCATCGGAGCTGGGAATCTTTACTCAGCGGGAAGCCATCCAGTATCTGACCAACCATCTGCAGTACGGCACCAACCAGGAGGACAAGTGTGCGTATGTCCGCCAGCTCCTGAATTCGGAGTTCCTGCCTCACGTCCGCTTTGCTTCCGAGCTGACGACGACTCCAGTTCATAATGCCCGCAAGACGATGCTGATGGGTGCAATGATCCGTCGACTGATCTTGACCTCTTGCAAGCAGATCCCTCTGGATGATCGCGATGCCTACCCGAACAAGCGTGTGGTGACGACGGGTGCTCTGCTGACCCATCTGTTCCGTCAGCTGTTCCAGAAGGTCTGCAACGACACTCGCAATGAGTTTGTGCAGGAGGTCAACAATGACTCTTGGAAGCGCGGTGAGGGAGGTCCTCGTCCGATGGACATCCTGAACGTGAACAATTTGTATAAGATCTTGAAGCTCTCGGCGATTGAGGGGAAGCTGAAACAGGCTCTGGCGACGGGTAACTTCACGGTTCAGGGACTGGGGTCTGCGGCGGCAATGTCCAATGCCACCAAGGTGGGTGTTTCACAGGTCCTGGCTCGGATGTCGTATGCTGCGACTCTGTCCCACCTCCGCCGTATCCAGACGCCCGTGGAGAAGTCCGGTAAGCTCCTGGCTCCTCGTAAGCTTCACGGTACCTCGTGGGGCTTTATGTGTCCAGTGGAGACACCAGAGGGTCATTCGGTGGGTATTGTTAAGAATATGAGCCTGCTGACCTCAATCTCTCAGCACGTTCCGTCGACCACGATCATCCACTTCTTGCAAGAGTGGAAGGATGTGACGTGGATCGATACGCCCCGGGTCTATGAGGGTACGTCGGTCACGATCAATGGTGTGATGGTCGGATTCACGAAGGATCCCTATCGCTTGGTCACTGCACTGCGAAAGGCAAAGCAGACTCGCCGTCTGCACCCCCACATCTCGATTGCTTGGTATACGCTGATGAATGGCATCTCCATTGAGACGGATGGTGGTCGATGTGTGCGCCCAGTGTTTCGCGCCGGAGCCTCTCCTCCGAAGGACACCTCCAGCTGGAACGAGTGGTGTACATCAAGCATTGATTACATCGACTCCTCCGAGACAGAGACACTCCGGATTGCAACAAGCCTCGATCAAATGACAAGTTCCCATACCCACTACGAGGTCCATCCATCCTTGATCGTGGGTCACATGGCGTCAACGATCCCTCTGTCGGATCACAATCAGTCACCTCGTAATACCTACCAGTCAGCCATGGGTAAGCAGGCGATGTGCGTGTACGCGGGGAACTTTGCCAAGCGCCTGGACAAGAATGCCTATGTGCTCTGTTCCATCGCTCGTCCGATTGTGGAGACACGCGCCATGAACATCCTGAAGATGCATGAGATGCCGTTTGGAATGAATGCCATTGTGGCCATTGCTTGCTACGGCGGATACAACCAGGAGGACTCGGTGATCCTGAACAAGTCTGCAGTCCAGCGTGGATTCTTCCGCGGTCTGTATTACGGCATGTACAAGGACGAGGAGCACCGGAACGTGACCTCGGGTCGTGAGGAGAAGTTCATGAAACCTCAGAAGCACAATACTCGCAAGTACAAGAACACCAGCTACGCAGCCGTGTCGGACAATGGGCTCCCAATCATCAACTCGGTGATCAATGAGAACGATGTCATCATCGGCAAGGTGGTGAACTTGCGAAACGATGCGGCGGGGTATGCATTCCGAGATGCGTCCACCACCCACAAGAACTCCGAGCAGTGCCGTATCGACGGCGTGTGGCAGGACAAGAACTCGGATGGCTACCCGTTTATTAAGGTGCGCACAGTGTCGGAGCGTATCCCTCAGATTGGAGACAAGGTGTCCTCTCGCCACGGTCAGAAGGGGACGATTGGTATGATGATGGACGAGGAGGATATGCCCTTCACGGCCACGGGTCTGCGTCCGGACATCATCATGAACCCCCACGCTGTCCCGTCCCGTATGACGATTGCTCAGTTGATGGAGAACATCTTCGGCAAGATCGGTGTGCGCAAGGGAACGCTGGGCGATGGCACGCCGTATTCCCACCTCAAGGTGGAGGATCTGAAGAAACACATGGTGGACATGGGCATGCACCCCTACGGAAACGAGATCCTGTACAACGGTCAGACGGGTGAGATGATGCAGGCTGAGATCTTCATGGGTCCGACGTTCTACCAACGCCTGAAGCACATGGTGATTGATAAGAAGCATTCTCGTGCGCGCGGTCCGATCGTGAGCCTGACTCGTCAGCCGTGCGAGGGGAGGTCCCGTGATGGTGGACTGCGTGTGGGTGAGATGGAGCGCGATTGTATGCTGTCACACGGCATCTCGGTGTTTACCAAGGAGCGTCTGATGGATGTTTCCGACCCGTTCAAGACGGGACTCTGCAAGACCTGTGGCACGCTTGCCGTGGTCAATCCGGTGGAGGGAATCTACTCGTGCGGTGCGTGTGGCAACAAGACGGACTTTGTCATGAAGACCATCCCGTACGCCATGAAGTTGTGGATGCAGGAGCTCGAGGCGATGCACATCACCCCGAAGCTGATCTTAGAGTAGAACGACGGCGCCGTCTTCCACCCATCGCTCCCATAATTGGATTAAAAACAGCTTCGGCATTCTGCACCACAACTTTAGGGTCTGAACACCACACTCGGTATCCTACATCATCGCACATGCTATTTGAATACACATCATATTTGCTAAACTGACGCTTAGGGGCGCCACTGGTTTCGCGCCAGTAATCACTGTTAAACGCATCGCACGAATGGTCTTGAAATCGCTGAAGATACTCGTCCATGATCAATGTCATTTGTGCCTTGTCGCGACGGGCACATGCTGTGCGGAACTCATTGTCCGTGCGGATTGTATCCATAATCCATCGTATCTGGAGGTTTGCTTGTCTATCTTCTGTTGCCGTCCACACGAGTCCAGACCACATGGATTGCTTTGCTTTTTCATCTCGTACGAACTGGCGCAAGAGTGTACCCGAGTTGGTCAGACACATCGATCCGTTTGGATTATCAATAATATACTTCAGAAGCACGGGCCGAATCAGAGAAGTAAGACGCTTAAACCAAAGGCTCACACCGGCCTTGCATCTTGCGAATGCCGCAGCATCACTGCCTCCCCTTTGCCGCCGCGTAGCTCGTCGCCCCATTGTGTGTTATCTGATATTTTAACGCTTACGTCGAGTGCTCCTTAGACATATCTGCTAGATTCTCAGAGGACGGGGACTTCGGCATCTCCGCCCGCTTTCTCATGACACATCCATAGACCCCAAAGATGCCGACGAGCAAAAATCCAACAAGAAGTCCAATAGACACAGGCTCCATTTTTTACTTCTCGCGTTCATCCTGAAAGTTTCTCTCACCCTTTAAACAAAATGTCTACGCTTTCTCCTGCCTCTGCCACAGGTGGTCGCCGTCACACTCGCCGCCATGGTCCCTCCGCCAAGGCGCTCAAGCGCGTTCTCAAGTCTCACGGTCTGAAGTCGAGCGGCAAGAAGGCGACGCTCCGTGCCCGTGCCAAGAAGGCGCACCTCCTCTCCAAGGCGTAAGCCCACCTAAAGTCTATCCAATAAATAATGCTCAAAACACGACGCAAAGACACCAAACTCGCAAAGGCGAGACGTGTGTTTGCGAAAGACAGAGGCGGCGACCTGCCTCCTGACACGGATGCCAACGACCTCCTTGAGCGTAAGAAACACCTGCGTCACGTAGAACCGGTCTCGCCTCGGGATGTATTTGGAAGGAAGATAGGTGCGCGTCGCCACAGGACGCGTCGCCTTCGTCGATAAATATTTTTTCCCAGTTAGTATCATACAATCAATATGGGTGGTGGTCTTCTTCAGCTCGTCAGCTATGGTGCGCAGGACATCTACATCAGCGGCAACCCCCAGATCACGTTCTGGAAGGTGCTGTACAAGCGTCATACCAACTTCGCGATGGAGTCCATTGAGGTGACGTTCAACGGACAGGCCGACTTCAACAAGCGCGTGACGGCCGTGATCAACCGTAACGCCGACCTGATGTACCGCACGTATGTGCAGGTGGTTCTCCCGGCGGTCGAGCTCAGCGGCACCTCGACGCTGAACCGCTTCCGCTGGCTGTCGTACATCGGACACCGTCTCATCAAGACGGTGGAGCTCGAGATTGGTGGCCAGCGCATCGACCGTCAGTACGGTGACTGGATGCAGATCTGGACCCAGCTGTCCCAGGACCAGGGCACGATTGAGGCGCTCAACGACATGCTCGGACACACGCACGACCTGGTGCTGATGAAGGACCGTCGTGGTTACGCGCTGGATGCCTCGTGCGCTGGCGCTGAGCTGACGAACACGTGCGCCCCCCGTGCCGGCACCCCGGCGCGCACGCTGTACATCCCGCTCCAGTTCTGGTTCTGCCGCAACCCGGGTCTGGCGATCCCCCTGATCGCGCTCCAGTACCACGAGGTGCGCATCAACATCGAGTTCGAGCAGTGGATCAACTGCACGTACTACGAGCTCCTGACGGGCACGCTGCCCACGAGCATCCAGTCGCTCACGGCCGCGTCGCTGTACATCGACTACATCTACCTGGACACGGAGGAGCGTCGCCGCTTCGCCCAGCAGACGCACGAGTACCTGATTGAGCAGCTCCAGTTCACGGGTGCCGAGGCGATCACGTCGAGCTCGAACAAGATCCAGCTCAACTTCAACCACCCGGTCAAGGAGCTCGTGTGGGTCGTCCAGCGCGACTCCTTCGTGGACTGCACGCCCAACCAGTCGTTCATCACGGAGGTCAACGGATGCCAGCCCTTCAACTACACGGATGACTTCAGCACGGAGGGTATCGTGATGGACGTCCTCGCCCGCGGCTCGCTCGCGACGGGTGGACTCACGGGAGCGGTTCCCACTGTTTCCGGCGATGGTCCTTCGGGCCCGTACTTCCTGGGCGGTCTTGGACAGCCTGGAGTTGGCCCGTCGCTCAACGGCGCCAGCTGGCTCGACACCAACACGGGCAACGACCAGGCAATCGTCTTCGAGGACACGACGAACTACCTACTCGCGAAGGTCATCCTCCAGTCCGGTGTGCGTTGCGAGGGCAAGAACCCGGTGGAGGTTGCCAAGCTGCAGCTCAACGGTCAGGACCGCTTCACGGAGCGCGAGGGACGTTACTTCTCCCGCGTGCAGCCGTACCAGCACCACAGCCGCACGCCGACCCAGGGTATCAACGTGTACTCGTTTGCCCTGAAGCCGGAGGAGCACCAGCCGTCGGGCACCTGCAACTTCTCGCGTATCGACAAGGCCACGCTCCAGCTGACGGTGTCCGTGAACACGGTGCGCTCGGGTCGTACGGCTCAGGTGCGCGTCTACGCGGTGAACTACAACGTGCTGCGCGTCATGTCCGGCATGGGCGGTCTTGCGTACTCCAACTAGAGACAGCCGTGTGCTCTCCAAGAAAACAGCCAAGAAATCAAAAACACAAATGCGCCTGGAATCCCAGGTAGATTTGTGGTGTAGTTATAAATGTTTAGAGGGCAGGCTGAACAGGATAAGTTCGTTCTTACAGTCTTAGACAACAGGCGCAATGGAACGTTCGTGGAGATAGGCTCGTGCCACCCAATCAATATCAATAATTCATTTCTGCTCGAAAGCAGCTATGGTTGGAATGGAATTATGATAGAGATTGACAACGCATACCTCCCGCTGTATAGGGCACATCGTCCCAATAGCGTTCATGTGATTCAAGATGCGACAACAATTAACTACAGCCAGTTATTCCAGACAAGCAATATGCCCAATTCGATTGACTACCTGCAAATTGACCTACTTGTAGAGAATAGATCTACATTGGCTACTCTGGAAAAACTGAATAATGAAGTCTTTGATGCGTATACATTTGCAACAGTGACGTTTGAACACGACATCTATAGAGGTAATTATTTTGATACGAGGGCAAAGTCACGGGAGATTTTTGCCGCACGTGGTTATGTCCGTGTGTTTAGTGATATTTCAAATGAATCAAACTCGTTCGAGGATTGGTATGTTCATCCAACATTGGTTAACATGGACTATGTTACAAAGTTGATGGAAGCAAATGGTAGCAACCCTATCAACTGGAATCGGATTAAGTATCCTCAGAAATAGAGATGATAGTTTGAGTTTACAGCATTTGTAGGGCAGGTCAAAGGAACCTCCTGATCTATGAGCACTTTCTTTCCTATATCAAAAATCTTCACGTGATTCCAAAGCAGAAACCCGTTACGGCACTTAGGAAAAAGAGTCCTTAGATAGTTCTGTTGTATTTGAGGGTGTACTTCAGAAAAACAGTAGTTGCTAACCAGGAAGTTATCATTACCTTTGACATTGCTACCATACGTGGATGCACTCTCAAAGTAGATTGGGAATGAAGTCGTGTGGTGTGATAGATAGAGTTTCTGGAAACTCAGAGGATCATCCAAATCAATCATCGTATAGGATTTGACGGTAACTCCAAACATAGAGCTAAATGTATCAATAGCAAGAGCCAAACCACCATATCCACAACCAACTTCGACCATAGAAGGCGTCAGATTCTTAACGCGAACACAATGACTCAAAATAAGAAGGGCATGACATATATACCGCAGTGAACTTGGTGATAACAACATACCGTCAATTGAAGATAGCTTAGGAGATCCAATTTGATCATTCTTTTTACAGAACGAGAGAATAGCATCTCGGCTTACTCCATGTGAATGCAGTATTGATTCATAATACTTCTTGCCTAGCTCAGGGCTTACATGCTCAAGAATTCCTTGATAGACTGGGTTTCCTTTGAAGTTTGATAGATCGTTTGACTTCACAATACTGCGAATGTATTCACAATAGGTTTGATACATAGGTTCTATGATGTTAGCCATTGATCTCTATTATTGACAAACATGTAGACTCTTTATACGCATCGAAAAATCAGTACATACACCAAGACAGACTCCATGATCTCCCGGTGGCATTACACATATAACCTTCTCCGTTGTAGGGCTGCCAATGTTACCCCAGATATAGCCTTTACTCGTTAGGGTGTATGTGTCTTTGTCGTGGAAGAAACAGTTGAACTGATCCTTCAAGTAGACAAGTGCATCCAAATTCTTACAGTGAACCCACAGTGCGTGTTGGTATGTCTCTAAAAAGGATAGAGATGTCGCATACTGTGGTCCGTCATGTCCCAGCCATAACTGTCCATCAATTCGCCACACATCAATCTCACAATCAAACCCTTCTGTTATTGCAGATATGATTGTTTCCTCCCTGTTTTCAGTTGCTGGATCGGGTCCATTCGTATTTCCGCGATGTGCAATAATCAACATAATGTATATAGGTATTCCTCTTTAAAATGAAGTTAATTGTATTTGACCTGGATGGAGTCTTACTCGATTTTTGCGAGGTTCATTATGAAACGCTTAATCAAGCAATCTGCGAAGTAGCCGGAACACAGTATTCTATTTCTCGCGATGAGCATATTGCTACCTATAATGGACGTAGTACTCGCGCAAAACTTACGATGCTTGAAGAGAACAAGGGTCTTTCGTCCGGTCTATTTGAAAAGATCTTCGCCCGGAAGCAAGAGTTAACCGCAACTGCCGTGTCTAGAGTTTCTAAATCAGCCGTTCTTTGCTCAATGCTAATTTGTCTGCGAAATGAAGGATACCAAACAGCCTGTGCAACAAACTGCATACGGGCCACGCTTGATTCTGCACTTGATGCACTTGGGATTCGGGACCTATTTACATTCACGGTATCAAATGAAGACGTCCGTTTACCAAAGCCTGATCCGGAGATCTATCAACTATGCCATCGGAAAGCTGGAGTTACCGCCAATGAAACTCTCATTTTTGAGGATTCGCCGATTGGACTTGCATCCGCACAAGCAAGCGGATCTAGGGTTGTTTGCGTTCCTACACCATCGTCTTTAACCGAAGAGTTTGTAATGGCTGCGTTGACTCCTATTACGATCGTGATCCCCATGGCCGGTAATGGAAGTCGGTTTACAAGGGCCGGATATACTGATCCCAAGCCACTCATTCCAGTTCACGGTAAGCCGATGATTTCATGGGTAGTTGACAATCTTGCGGTCCCATGTGCAAGGTTTGTGTTTGTGATTCGCGCAGACTACCCTGAGTCATGCAAGGACTACCTTCGTTCGATTGCACCGGGGTGTTCCATTCTCGTGGTTGATAAGGTTACCGAGGGTGCTGCGTGCACGGTATTGTTAGCAAAGGATTTGATTAACGATGATACGCCGCTTTTGATTGCGAACAGCGATCAGTTCATTGAGTTTGATGCTGGTCAGTTTGTCCAGTCGTTCTTAAACTCCGGTGCGGATGGTAAGATCTCTACATTCAATGGTGATCGCAACCCTAAGTGGTCCTATGCTGCCGTAAAGGACGGATATGTGACAGAGGTTCGGGAGAAGGATCCGTTCTCGGACCATGCAACCACAGGTGTGTACATGTGGAGGCGAGGTTCGGACTTTGTTCGGTTTGCAGAGCAAATGATCGGAAAGAACATTCGGGTGAACAATGAGTTCTATACGGTGCCCGTATACAATGAGGCAATTGCAGATGGATTGAAGATTACGATAGATACATGCAAACAGATGTGGGGATTAGGTGTGCCCGAAGATCTTGAATATTTTCTTAGCAACTACGGGCGTTTCTAAGCAAGAAATACTCTTGCGGCAGCAAATAATAAATGAACTCAATAGCGATTGATTCGCTTGATCATGAGGCATTTGCGCATTGGGTCTTTGAATGTGCTATCATCTTACCTGTAGTGGTCAATAGCGCAGTCTTACCTACACTGCGTAAGAGAATAATCTTAGCCAACAAGAAAACATACAAGACTTTGTTTTGTAGATATTTTGGAATTCGAGACGAGGAGATTAAGTATGACTCCACGCAATTTGGTTCATCATTTCGATTAATTGACAATCCAATCAAAAAAGAATACCCCGCTCTGTTGGACGCATTCTTTAACCAGTTTTCATCACATGTGACGCCCGACGTAGACTTTGTTGTTATGCCAAGACAGAGGAAGGAGAACTGTGTTCCAAATGATAGACCATGTCCTTTGACTCCCTTTTTAGATGTCTTTGCCACGGCTGGATGCACCCACAGACTCGTTCATACAGATGACATCACCGATTTACAAACGCAGATCGATCTTGTAAACTCTGGTCGGAATCTTGTTGTTGTGGATGGATCTGCATTCTTAGTCAATGGGATGTTCTGTTCTGGAAAACACATCTACGTCATCAATACTGATCTTGTCGAGAACCAATCCAAGTTGTATCCAATGATGAAGCTCATTTACGACAAGATCAAACAAAGGAACACAGTTACCTTCATTAGAGGAGATAATCTGCAAAGCATGATTAATCAAAAGTACACCATCTAAACGGCACAACGGATAACCCCGGGGAAGTAGTATCCTTCAATATGAATTCCAGGATCACCGAAGAACCGAGTGGGCATCACGATCGTTCGGTTTGGGTTCAGAAACGCACCCCACCAGGAGAAGGACGAGTTTGCGCAGATTCCACCCTGCGTACACCTTGACATCCCCGCAAGGCTGGTGAGTTCATCTGTCTCTACGAACGAGTGTGAGATGGTAGAGAGGAATTCGCACTTTTTTGCATACGGTACATCGTTAGTGTAGATAAAGAAGTGAGTACCCCTGGGGAAATAGTTGATTGCATTCCGGTAATATCTCCTCTGTAGTCCAACATCATGGAGTCCATGGTTCACAAAATCTCCCCCTCGAATGTGCAAAAAGGCGCCTCTTTGCTGGGGTACATACGGTAGTTTCAGTCTACTCGTGAAGTTAGGTGGAACGTACTTCCAGTTCTGAAAATACCCGTAGAGACAGACAGAGTCGTCGGATGGAAGCAGTGAGGTCCAGTCCTGCTTTTGGTAGGATTGTTCTGTAACGGCTGCGTATGGGGTGGGTAACACGGGAAGAGATTTCCATTCAGAGAGCACCGAGTCAAAATAGTTTGCAGAACTATGAACCGTAGACGGGGACACGGTATCAATCAGACACATCTTGCGATTTGTTTCCGATGCAATCGTTTCTGCGGCTGCAAGCTGAAATAATTGGTTTCCGAGACCACCGTTAAGTTGAACCGATAGCATTGTGAAGTATGACCATAAATATAGCTTTTTGTTATACGCGGTGCTCGTAAACCGCCCAGCCGTTTCTCTCGGTGTCTGATCCCGCGACACGCACCCATTCGGGGTGATCGGCAAACCACCTTAGGATCTTTGGACACTTTGCAGTTTGCGTGTCATCCAGGAGATATACCGATGCCTGTGTTGTTGCGATCATTTTTTCAAACTCAAACCATGTCAGATACTCTGCGCCGTCTAACAGAATCACCTGGGGGTCGTTCATAGGAACGTACTTGCAAGCCCAGAAGTGCGTAATGTCTTGATTATGCCATTTTGAATTGATTACCGGATGGACTGCACGAACTGCGTCCGACGTGGGACACTCATGATCCTCTAGCACGCGTCCATGGATGATCTGAATCGGCGAATACCCCTGCCACACATTCGTTGCCTCAGCGACACGATCCTTCATAATTTCATAGCTCTGAAGTGTGAAGGTATCTGTGCGCGTCTTGAATCCCTCATAGAAACAGCAAGTAGATCCCCGTCCATTCCAGGTTCCAATCTCAAGGTACCGACTAAACCTGGGATCCGCCGAATACTTAGCAATCCAACGTCCGAATGAGCTGTTGACTTGAATCTGACCTGTATTCGGAACGTTCATTTCTATTCTCTTAGACACTATCGTGAGCAACCATCCGCCCAACTAACTCGGGGAATGTAGTGGTTGCCTTCCACCCAAGCTTATACCACGCCTTGGTCGGATCCCCAATCAGGAGCTCTACCTCTGCAGGACGGTAGAACTCTGGGTTGATACGGATGATCACACGACCATTTTCATCCTCACCCGTTTCATTGACACCGTCACCCTTCCAGACAATCTTGCCCCATGCAGTCTCCAGAAACTCCCGGACTGTATGTGTCTCCCCCGTCGCAAGAATGTAGTCGTCGGGAGCTCGCTCTTGCAACATTCTCCACATTCCCTCCACATAGTCCGGCGCGTATCCCCAATCACGCTTGGCGTCCAGGTTTCCAAGTTCAAGGACAAAGGTAGGATCCTTGCGCAGCCTCGCAATGCCCTTGGTGATCTTGCGAGTAATGAACTCTTCACCACGACGCTCCGACTCGTGGTTGAACAGAATACCGTTGCAGGCAAACATCCCGTAGCTCTCCCGGTAGTTCTTCACGATCCAGAATGCGTAGAGTTTGGCACATCCATAGGGACTCCTCGGGTAGAAGGGAGTCGTCTCGCTCTGCGGTGTCTCCATCACCTTGCCATAGAGCTCCGAGGTGGATGCCTGGTAGAACCTTGCTCGGTTCAGCTGCATAGAGCGAAGGATATCAAGGATACGCAGAGGCCCAAGAGCATCCACATTCGCAGTAAACTCCGGCTGACGGAAGGATGTATGGACATGAGACTGTGCTGCAAGATTGTAGACCTCGATCCGCTCATATTTGGCGACCTCTTCAAAAACAGTTCGCAGAGAGTTTCCATCACATAGATCTGCCTCGCGAAGAAAGAAGCGAGGATGCGTCAGGATGGAAGTGATCCGCTCCGTGTTGGAGCGAGATGTCCTGCGGGCAATCCCGTAGACATCGTAGCCCTTGCTGATCAGGAGTTCGGCCAAATACGATCCGTCCTGTCCGGTGACACCTGTTACTACGGCACACTTCATTCATTAAGTTGAGAGGAATGCTTGTAAGTCATGTAGCCTCATCCAAAAGACATCAAGGAACTGTTCATACTTGACGGGGTCCCACGTAAACCCAGAGGTGTCAATCGCATCAAACGAGTCAACGAGCAAACATGGGAACCGTTCGTACATGTCATCGAGTCCTGAGTGCAAGATGACGGGGACTGAACCCATCAGCAGAATTTCACAGACTCGGTGAGTATCGAGACCATTTCCACGGAGTGAAACTACAAACTTGTGCTTTCCTATTTCAGTCATGTACTCTCCAAATGGGAGTCGAGGAAGGGTTGGTTGTAACGTCCTGGATCCATGTGTGTTTCCATGATACGGAATGCAGATCATATCGCTCTTTTCTTGCCATGGAATTCGGCTTTCGTGAAGACGGACAAGTTCATCGTGGTTCCCGTTCTGTCGTTCGGGTTCTCCTACCCCAATCGGGATCTTGTAGATCTTTGGATGCCGAACTGTAATGTTGCATCCAATCCACCGTTTAATGTTTGGATTCTCAAGAATCTTTTTGCATGCAGATTCACTCGGAGAATAGTCTGAGACACCCGTGACAAGCGTGATAGATCTATTCACGACTCGGTTTTGCAGGAACCACTCGAGATAGTCTGTCTTGACAAACACGATATCGCCAAATGCAAATGGGTACCTATACGGATACGTATGCTGGACTGTGACCCCCGATCCTTGATAGTTTGCATCGTAGACCGATTGAGCATTT